GGTCAACGATTTAAAACACAAGATGATATAGTTACATATTTCGTCGCACATAACCTAGCTGGTAATAAGTGGGTAGGTGATATGATTAGAGATGAGAAGACTTATACTGATCATATTAAGAGAATAGAAAGTTTATCTTATAATTTTAAGAATGAACTAACAGAGATTTCAGATACATCATTTGATGATTTAATGGAGATAAGCGAAACTTATCCTATAATCATTGATAAATATCTGGACGGCACAGTGTCTTTAGAGACTGTGTGTATATTGAATTTGCTAACAGGTTTCATTGATAAGGCAAATTCAAGTATAACTGAGACCATACTATGGCCTGATTTATACAATAAAGTAGTGAAGTACCAACAGTTTATTGACTTCGATAAAAAGAAGTTTATAAACTTAGTAGTCACTGCTTTCAAATAATGATACAAAATAATACAAATATATCTTAAATAGGAGAAAGCAATATGAGTTTTGCAAGTTTAAAAGAAAGAGCTATGAATATGGATTCACTAGTAGGCGCTGCCAAAGAAGCATCTGGTACAGCACAAAAGAATTATGGTGATGACCGTAAATGGAAACCAACAGTAGATAAGGCAGGTAACGGTTATGCTGTTATTCGTTTCTTACCCGCAGTAGAAGGCGATGACCTCCCGTGGGCTAAATATTGGGATCACTTCTTCCAAGGACCAACAGGTCAATGGTATGTAGAGAAATCATTAACTACAATCGGTAAAGATGATCCAGTATCTGAAGTTAACTCTAAGTTATGGGCTACAGGTACTAAAGAGAATCAAGACATCGTACGTAAGCGCAAACGTCGTTTACACTACATGTCAAACATTTACATTGTATCTGACCCAGCCAATCCGGACAATGAAGGAAAAGTATTCCTTTATGAGTACGGTAAGAAAATCTTTGATAAGATCATGGATACCATGCAACCACAATATGCAGACGAGACTGCGGTTAACCCTTTCGATTTATGGAAAGGTGCTAACTTCAAGATCAAGATTGCACAGGTAGCAGGGTTCCGAAACTATGATCGTTCAGAGTTTGGTCCAGTTGAAGCTTTAAATGATGATGATTCAGTACTAGAGAAGATCTATGGTAAGGAATATTCATTAAAAGAATTTACAGATCCGGATTCATTCAAGTCTTACGATGAGTTAAAACTTAAGTTAACTCGTGTATTGGGTGAAGGTGGTCAAGTAACTTCGACTGCTGAACAGATTGATTTAGACGAAACCATCGCTAATGATCCAGTACCTGCTGTAACGGCATCTGCTGGCACTAACGATGATACGATGAGTTACTTCGCTAAGTTAGCTGCAGAGGCATAAAGGTTTAATAGCTTTTAGAGAAGCCCCTTAATTGGGGCTTTTTTGTGCTTATTATTCAGCGACTCTATTTAAATAGTCATCTACTATTTTAGCCTCTGCCGGAGTCATCTTATCATTATACACAGTGACATTGTTATTAGTAACAATATTACCACTATCTTTATTAATGTTTTGGACTACTGGAGCAGCTGCAGCCGCATCAAATGGCATACGCTGCATTACTGAGGTAGGTCTGTTAGCATCGATGATGGTTTGAGCATCCTCTATAAGTTGTTCCTTAGCAGCCTTTTCATTGAGCTTATTAAGTCTACCTTTATGACCATAAAGGTTAGTATTAAGTTTGATAGCTTCGGCATCTGTATTATTAGCACCTCTTTGTCTTTTGGGCTTAGTTGTCATTTCAGACCCTATAGGATTTTGAGGTAATCCTAATGCTTCTGCATCAACTTCGGCTATAACCTCTGCTAGATAATCAAGTGCTACTGATTCGAAAGCCCATAGTGCTCCCATGATTGCTATTCCTATTGGGTTTAGCGAAGCTGCAAATAAGTACTTAATTTTAGATAAGCTTTTACTAGCTACAGCAGCCTTCAACACAGTCTGCGTAGCTTTACCAGAATATTTATAAAAGGCCTTCATCTTCCCTTTTAACCACTGAGCAGTCCTCTTAACGATTCCCACACCACCAGAAACTACAGCACCCATTCCGAGAGCCCCTAGTAAACCTATACCACCACCTGGTGCACCAGAACCAGGACCACCAGGTCTTTGAGGTCCTGCAAATGCTTGATGTCGACGAAGAGCTCTTCTGGCTTCAAACTCCTCTTCCTTAGACCTAAGATCACCTTTCATCATCTTTCTTATTTTCTTAGTATCAGCAGCTATAGGAACTAAGTTCTTAAGGTATTTTTTAAGTAGCTCTGGGTTGGCATCCTTACGTACGTTATCACCGTTAAATCTAGTATCACTTCCAATTAAGTTAGATGATCCACCTCCACCTACTCGAGGGCTATTACCACCAAAGCTAACTACTGTAGTAGTGGCCTTTGATATCATGGTTTCATACGCGGTAGTTAAACTTCTAGAGGCGATAGCTAATTGATCTTCATTAATATTACCGAGTGCATCAAACATAGCACCCTGATTCTTGTGCCAGTCCATAACTACCTGTGCACTATCATCATTTTCCAATAAGGCATTAACCATGTGATCCAAACGCTGATCAAATGTATTATCACCTACTTTAAAGTTGCCTTGAGCATCTTTACCACCTTTAGCAGTTCCGTCATCATTACGTCTTACTGAGAATATACCATCCTTAACTACACCAGGACTTGGGCCAAATGGAGCATCATACTTTTCAAACGTATGGCGTGCACGCTCATCCATTTTATTCTTAGTCTCTGTACTTACAGCATCCCATAAGTCCTTAATGGCCTCCTTACTAATTACTTGCCCTTCGTACTTAGTACCTTTCTGACCTATATAATCCTGATCGGCCAGTCCAGTTACACTATTAACAGACGTACCATCTGCACCTTTAAATGAACCTAACATATTCAGTTGAGTCATACCGATAGCTCTGTGCTTCTTAATTGCATCAGTATGTTCTTGAGATGATATTGCTAATCGTGAGGCGGTTTGCTTCTTAGTATCACCGGCCATCCAACCATGAAGTAATGTTATGCGCTTAGAGATTTCCCGAAGGCCAGCTTCATTTCGAGCATTGGCTTCCACCATAAATGGACCGCCTTGTTTCTCCATGTGCTCTCTGTGGCGTGTAGTTTCATCTGTTACTTTCTTATAATCTCTCGCAGTCTTGGCTCTGGTGTGGATATCACCAGCTAACTGAACCATTTCAACGGTTCTTAAGGTCTCTACGTTCTTATTAAGAGATGCCAAGATCTTAGCCATCTTCTTAAACTGGGCATCTACACTTTGTATTCCCTGTGCACCCCTCTCAGCAAAGCCTTGAGCTTTACGCTCAGATTCAGCACTCTTCATTCTATCAGGTGTAACTCCACCTATCTTCTTAGCCATTGTCCTTATCCTCGTTAATCTGTTTAATCACCAAACTTGTATAGATCTCTCTTTCCCATGGTAGCATGTTATCCAATTCTGTTAAATTGTACTTGTACTCTCCCATCAATGAAAAATTAAGTCTGTAATGAGACTCTAGTGATTCATGAGAAAGAGCTAGATAAAAAAATCTACCAACCCAGTATAGTCATATGTATTTTTATGGCCACACTTACTACATGTAAACTTACCTTCATAATGAACAAATGGGGCATCTAGCATATAAGCCATAGCCTCAGAGAATTGAGATGAACTCAACCCTTCAATAAATTCTTGTCGTTCCGTTGTAGGAACTCGTGCTGCATCAAATACTTCATCACCATAATAGATAGTGGTTAATGCACTTGCAACATTTTTAATTAGCACATCACTTGTACTTTCATCTTCACTATATGACAACCGATCTCTCCAGGTTGGGAATGATAGTTCTAAAGATAAGTCATCTGATAACTTAACGAGACCATCCTTCTCATCATTATTCATTATAGTAATTTTATTAAGATCAACTGCAGTATTATTAACATGTCGACACTCATCACTTTCACAAGATCTTCTAATCTTAACGGTTTCACCAACAGACTTACTTCTTAACTGTAAAAATATATACTCTACATCATATACCTTTAAAGCCTCAATCTCATGAGTTTCTTTAGCAAGACAAGTGGATACAACACCTAATATAGCATCTTCCACTTGTTCTATGTCCTCTGACTCTAATGCTATCATTAGAATCTTTTCTTCTTTGACCGTATATGGTCTATAATTCAATACCTCTTTTGTTGAGGGGATTGTTATCCTATACGTAGGTACGGATAACGTTGGTAATGTATTCATAATATATCTCCATTATATTTTTAAAATCCAAGTTGTCTTCCTGTTGCTTTAATTATGTCACCAGCCTTTCCAGCTAAATCCATAAATCCATCGATTACACCCACTTCCTGCCAATCATCAAATGACAACGTAACTGAGCATAATAGTAAAGCATTCTCTTGAGAGTTTGATAACTCTATAGCATTAACAGCTATAGGGAATGCGTTTTTTAATTTAATACTGTATGCAGGGAATATGTCATTAGAAGCACTTAACTGTTGAAGGGTTACATCAGTAACATAATCACTTTTATAGTTAACCTTTAACGACTCCTGATCAATAACCATCTGTTGCCATTGATCGAAATATTTACGTGCATAATAATCATTAGTTAGTACGAAGGAAAATGTCACTTCATCTACCATATAAGAATAAGGTTTCTTGATAGCTTTGTGTGTAATGAAACTCTCCATAGTAGCAATTCTCTTACCTGGAAGTTGTACACTTTCACAAAGCAAGAACATATCTCTAGGATCATTAACGAATGCCATAGGATCTATAGAACCCCCACTTAAGTAAGCACCGGCTGCATTAGAAATCAATCCACTTAAGTCTGTGTTAATTAAACCATTACCCATAGTTCCTGACATTTTGGGGTGGGTAATATAAATAGCAAATCTATTAGCCCTGGCTAATCCCCCACGTTTTCCTATAGTGGATTTTAGGGTATCTATTCCGACTGGTATTGACATTAGTACTTACTCCGTGAGTCTTTCCAAACCTGAGTCTTCTTAGCCTTAGCGAAGTTCTCTGTAGGTAGGAATATAGCTATATCCCATTCAGAGGCCTCTACTTTCATTATCTTTGAATCTATCTGTTTTGTAAGATAATGTTTAAAGCACGGTTTAAAATATTTAAATTTAGTGGCTTTTTGTAATAAATTGTAACTTAATTTTAATCTAGTTGTTTCATCGAACTTTTTATTATTAGTAATCTGAGATAATTTATCTAAGAATATAGCTCTTTGTTTAAGAGGTAGATAATGCAAATTCAATCCGTAAAACCCTCCAGGAGCTTTCTGAACCATAATAGTTAATGGAAACCTATCATAATACGGTAAGGATGTTCTGTGCTTAGGGTCATAGACATACATAAACATATCACCCACACGTGGTCTCTGCTTTTTAACTAAGCGGTCGTCTTTAAGCATTGTGTGCATATTGATCTTACCCATCTTAGATAGTTTTTTTCTAAACCACTCAGATGCCTCTTTGGACCTTATCGGAAGTCCTTTTCTATATGCTTCGCTTTCTAATTTGTCGAATAATGATTCTGCCATATACTTATTTATACGGTTTCTTCTTGATACGCTTAAAAGACTTCCATGTCTTCTTTCCCTGTTTAGCCTTAGATGGCTTGCGCTTAACAGCTAATGTTTTAATACCAAATCCCTCTAAAGTCTTTTCAGTCCATATCTCAAACTTCCAAGCCCTGTCATCACAATATCTTTTAGCATACTTCCATTTAGATGTATTCTTCATATAAGCTAGTGCCTCATTTAAATTCTTTCTTTTGGGTGGCATGGTTTGAGCTAATGGTTTTATTTCAACCAGGACAGTCTTACCTGTTACGGTTTTGATAGTAAGGTCTATAAAATATCTATGGGGCTTGTTATCTGTTGAGCATATATATGGTATAATAGTTTCTTCTGAATTCCACCACTTAACCCAAGGCTGCTTCTCTATCCAACGAAAGGTATTGCGCTCCCATAAAGATCGATAGGTTATTTTGGTGGTATCTCCTTTATACTTTTCAGGGTATTTAGGCTTCCATTTTCCACTATATGTTTTTCTCATGTTATTATTTATGGAACCATTATAAATAAGTATTATACAATTAATAACTAGGTATTCGACTATGGCAAATATATTTAAGAGTTTATCCGATGGACTATCTGACTTCGCAGGTGACCTTAAAAATGCATTCGATGGTGAAGATAGGAATAAGCTATCCGGTACTGGTAAGTTCTTATCATATCCATCAACGTTAGGAAATGATTCTGGTGCTATAGTTTATAATAGTGATAGTATGGATGGTGCACAACAATTAAAGAGCTTAGATATTCTAGACTTAGATCAAAGAATAGCCGAAAGGAATAATGCACAATCTTTTGGAATACCGTCAGCTATAAGCAAGGACAATTCATCAGAGCCATTTATAATGATGGAATTCTATAGGGTTGTTGAGCCGGAGAATTTAGAATCCTGGGACGCTAAAGCAAACCCTCAACATGCAAAGGCTTTAATCAATAAAAGAGGTCGAATGTACGATGCAGATGCTGGTGCTCTGGCAACTGCAGATCAGGACCTTAAAGCGGCAGAGGAGTTTAGAAAAAGGATTGACGATGTTACAGGTACACGTGTATTGAATAAAACTATAGCTATGTATATGACACAAGCTATTACATTAAACGATACAATGAATTATGATCAAGAGTCTAGAAAGACTGCAGCTGGATATGAACAACTTAAGGATTCTGTTATTGATAATAAGGACGGTAACAAGAAGGGGCTATCTAGAGAAGATATCAAGGTAGTGGGTTCAGCATTCGCTACAGAAATTGCAACTGCAGGTGGTTATTGGTTAGGTAGTAAGATCAATATGCCTATACTCGGTGCTGGTCTTGTAGGTACTGCTGCTAATGTCGTCGGTGATGAGATGTTACGAGGTATGGGTAAGGCTTTAAATCCCAATGAGTATATGCAATATAAGAATACTGCATTAAGAACATTTAGTTTTCAGTGGAAGATGTTACCAGACTCATCTAAAGAATCTATGGACTGTGCTGAAATTATTAAAACATTACGTGCAGCTGCGCATGCTCATAAGAAGAGTTCTATGGTACTAACGGTACCCGACTTTGTGCATATGTCATTCCATGGGGTAGGAGGTATGTTTAATTTGCCAGCTGTAGTTATATCATCTGTGAGTGTTACATATAACCCCAATGCAGCATCATTCTTTAAACAAAACAATAATCCAGTTGAGATAGACTTAGCTGTTACATTATCAGAGATCGTTCCTATATATAGAGATGATGTAGAATTAGGAGGACTATAATATGAGCTATTTTAGCAGCTTTAAAACTTTACCATATGATCTTAATGGTGATGGTATATATGATGATGTGGTTAACCTCACAACTTTGGTAGCTACGAGTCCTGGTAGATTAGATAATATATCGTATTATGATAATATTTTAATTAATGATGGGGAAAGACCTGATCAATTAAGTATGAGATTATATAATACTACCTCATATTATTGGACCTTTATGTTAATTAATCCGGATATCAAAAATATTTGGAATGACTGGCCTAAGAATGAAAATCAATTATTAGAATACAGTGTTAAGAAATATTCTGATTTAGCTGTGCTTGCTTGTAATACTACTGATGACTTAGTCGGTTTATTTAGACCTGTGGATGCTGAGGGTAATGAAATTAAAGAATTTGTTATTGGTGATGCAAGTGGTGCAGTGGGTAAGATAATGGCAGTACATACTAATAATAAATATTTAACAATTGAATTAATCTCTGGAGCATTCCAACCTGACGGAGAAGTTATTAGAGGACAGACATCTGGTAGTCTAATAAATGCATCTTCTATTGTTAGTAGAGCTTATGCTCCAGCTTATCATGTTGATGAGTTTACGGGGAAGATAACAAACCCAAGACCTTATGGAACGTATAAGGTTACAAATATTGAACACGAGACATATCAAAATGATAATCACAGAAGGATTAGAGTAGTAAAGCCTGAAATTATTAATGAGTTTATTACAGCATTCCATAAAGAGATCAGTGGGTAATGAAGGTAACTAATTTACACATCGGTGTTGAATATGCTGATGGACACCTTAAAGATATAACAGATTTAGTATTGAATGTCAATATTACAGAATCTTTATATGGTGACATAACAGCTCATTTAGAGATCACGGATGGTATAGGAGCATTAGAGTCTTATATCAATAGCCAAAATAAAATTATTATTGAATTTTCATACTTAGGCTCTTTCGTGAGAAAGGCATTTGTAATCGATGGTGTTAGGCATGTTGATATATCAACGCATATGCATAAGAAGACATATGTTATTAATTTAAAATCTATTAACTCGTTAATTAATAGTATGAAATTATTATCAAAATCATTTAAAGGTAAGAGTGATGAAATTATTAAGGCTATTCATAATGAATTCTTTGGTACAACCTCGTTAGATGTATATGGAGATGCTATTACTTCAGGTCATTACATATGTCCTAACCTCAGCCCATTAACCGCTATTAGAAGAGTCATGAGTCAATCTTATGATGAAAATATAAATCCATTCTTTCTATTTCAAAGATTAGTTAAAGATAGTTCTTGCTTAGAGTCTCTAAGTTATATTAAATCTCAGCCTACAATGTTTACTATTAGCCCTACGGTTGTAGATAAAGTTGAATTAGATAATGCATTATCTTTGGTTGGTCAACCAGAACATATTATGATACACTCTGATAACGATGGGTCTACTAAAAAAATAGCCCAGGGTGTATATGGTAAAAACATTAATCAATTAGATATATCTAATTCAGGAGTATCTAATGTATTATACGGTATAACAACAGACGCAGTATCTACTATAAATCCATATAGATTAGATATGTATGATGATAATGAAAAACCATTATTAAATTCAGGTGACTTTATTAACGTGTCTAGGATGAATACTATATTAAGTGAAATAGACCAACAGTTAGCAACAGCCTATCATTGTTCAGCTATTCCTGGAATCGGAGTAGGACATCTTATTGATTTGATTGTTGGTAATAATACGGTAGCTACATCTAGCCCAAGTGGTAAGTTCTCAGGCACTTGCATAATATCTAAAATACAACATAGGATTGAAGATAATCATTATACACAGACAATTGACTTAATCAAAGGTAATTAAATTATGAAGTTACATTACGGCATTGTAGAAAGCATTAAAGATCCGGCACAACTCGGTAGAGTTAGAGTTCGTGTTATGAATACACACACTCCTGATAAAAATAAAGTTAAGACAGAGGACCTCCCATGGTCTTTAGTAATGGCTGGTACAACCACTCCTGGGGTATCTGGAATCGGACATTCATCATATCTATTACAAGGAGCTTGGGTTGTAGGTGTGTTTATGGATAATGACATGCAAGATTTCATGGTTATGGGATCACTACCTACTGTTAGTAACTCTTTAAAGAATCCAACCACTATGGGGTTTACAGATCCTGATGGTAAGTATCCTAGAAAGGTTAAAGAACCTGATAATAATACAAGGGCTAGAGGTGAAGTATCTAGAGATCCTCAAGATGAAGTTGTTGGATTACATATGCCAGCATCTTCGTATAATCCAAAGTATCCATATAACCACGTATATGAAACTGAGTCGGGTCATGTCAAGGAATATGACGATACTCCAGGCTCAGAGAGAATACAGGAAAGACATCGATCTGGTACGTTTTATGAGATGAATCCAGATGGCTCTAAGGTAGAGAGGATCAATGGTCCCAATTATCAATTAGTGGTTGGTGATGATACGTTAGAGGTTATAGGAAGTGTTAACATTATAACATCGGGTGACGTAAAGTTATCATGCGCAGGTAACCTAGACACGTTTGTACAAGGTAATATATCAGTAAAGACTTTAATGCATACTGACATTGATATTAATGGACTTCTTAATATAGGTGTAGGAGAGAATATTACTATTAATACATTGAAGTCTGTGAATATTAATGCACAAGATGATATCAACATACAGGCTTATAAGACACTTAATTTAAACGCAGAGGATGATATTACCATTACATCTAAAAAGAATATTAAATTGCAGTCAGGTACACCTGAAGGCAAAATTTACTTAAATGATTAGCACAATTCTTCATAAATAGATATATGTCAGAGATAGCCAGAGAAATACAATACGTAGACTTGGATTTTATATTCAAGCAAAACCCCAATACAGGAGATATATCCTATAAGAAGGATGTGTCAGCTATAAAACAAAGTGTGCTAAATATACTAATGACCAATCATGGTGAGAAGTTATATAGTCCGTACTTTGGTGCTAACCTAAGAGCGTTCTTATTTGAGAACATTACCGATATAACGGCCGCGGCTATAGCATCATCAGTTAAGAATGCTATATGGAACGATGAGCCCAGGGTTAATGTATTAAATGTTCGAGTAGCATCGAGACCTAGCACCAATACAATAGATTTAACAGTAACTATTCAAGTAATTTCCACATCAGAAATATTTGGTGTGGGTACAACCTTAGAGAGAATGCGATGAGTACTAATAGAAGAATTAATGCCAGTGAATTAGATTTTGAGAAAATTAAATCTAATTTAATAACATATATGAAGGAACAACCGGGTGTGTTCCAAGATTATAATTTTGAGGGGTCTGCGATGAATACCGTCATTGACGTATTGGCTTATATCACCCACATCAACTCCGTTAATGCAAACTTCGCATTAAATGAGACATTCTTAGATACAGCTCAGTTAAGAGAGTCTGTAGTATCTCATGCCAAGTTGTTGGGATATACTCCCAGATCCACTAAACCATCCGTTGTGTATGTTAACATTAAAATGGTTAACCCATCTAATGTTCAAGATGATGACGATAACTATTTAAACCTTACCTTAGAAAGGGGTACTAAATTTACTACAGTAATTGATTCTACAACTTATAATCTATTCTGTTCTGGTACATACACCACTAACATTAACACTGATGGTGAGTACATATTTGAAGACGTTAAATTAGAACAAGGTCAGTTAAATACTAGAGAATATGTATATGATGAAACTGGATTTGAGCATTATACGTTGCAGGATTATTATGTAAACTCAGATTCATTAATCGTAGATATATTTGAAAGTGCCACGAGTACTTCATATGATACATTTGCTAATATTCCTAATATCATCAACATCGATAGAAACTCTAATACATATTTCTTAGAAGAGTCTAGAGATGGTTTTTATGAAATTAAATTCGGTGATGGTATCATTGGACGTAGATTAAGACCTGGAAATAAAATTAATATTAGTTACTCTACAGTAGGAGCTACCGATATTAATGGATCTACTCAATTCTCATTGAACGGTTCCATTAATGGTAACATAGATGTTGTTATAACAGCACTGAGTCCAGCCGTGGGTGGATCTCCTGCTGAGTCAACTGATTCAATTAGATTTAACGCACCATTGGGTTTCGTAGCTCAAAACAGGGCTGTAACGCCAGATGATTATAGAGGTATCATTCAAAACTCATATGGTAATGTAGATACTTTAACAGTATGGGGTGGTGAGGATAGTATACCACCTGATTACGGTAAGGTGTATATATCAATTAAGCCTTTAGATGGCTTAGTATTAACAGACGCACAGAAGGCTGAAGTTATTAACGTAGTCCTCAAACCTAAGAACGTTGTATCTATTACCCCAGTGTTAGTAGATCCAGACTATACCTATATTGATTTAGATATCCATTTTAAATATAATCCTAACGTGAGTAATGCAACAGGTGCAGCATTAGCTGAACAAATTAGAGTTGTTATATCGAAATATAATGAGGATAACTTAAAATCATTTGGTGGTGTATTTAGAAACTCTAACCTGCTTAGAGATATCGACGAAACCTCAATTGCCATTGTATCTAACATCACTAGGATTACGATGCATAAAGAATTCGTACCTATACTAGGTGAAGATAGATTATATGAGTTTAGCTTTAACCAAGCATTGGCAGCTAAGCCTGATGGAAACTTTATAACATCATCTGAATTCATTTATAATAATGAAATTTGTACTTTACAAGATTATTATAATGATGATCAAGCCAAGAATGTAATTAGAATTTTAAATTTATCAGGTAAGAGTTTAGATCATGACGTAGGTTATGTTGCTCCTTTAACCGGTGATGTGGTATTAGAAGGATTTAATTTAGATTCAGTTGTTGGGTTGGGTGACATATTACATATTAACACCAAGCCGGCAAGTAGTGATATTAAGCCTACACGCAACGAGCTATTAAGGATTAACTCTTCCCAGGTTACTATTCAGGGTGAAATTGATTCTATGGTCGTTGGTGGAACAGTAGCTGGTATTGGTTATACAACAGTAAGTAACTAAGATGGCAGAGAATTATTACAATATATCCTCTCATATAGATGATCTAGTACCAGAGCATATTAATACTGATTATCCTGAGTTAATTCAATTCATGAAAGTGTATGCTTTATATTTAGAGCATAGGAATAAATCTGGGTTCTATCTTAATCAGTTAGACCATCAACGTGACATTGACTTAATTGAAGAAGAGCTATTAGATGAATTGCAGAATGAGATTGGTGTTGCAATACCCAGAACGTTCTCTGCAGATCCTCGAATCTTCTATAGAAGATTAGTTGAGTTTTATAAGTCTAGAGGCACACCAGAATCCATTCATGCATTCTTTAATCTAATCTATAATGATGAAGTAGAGATCTATTTCCCTAAAGTAGATATGCTTATACCATCATTTGGTAAATGGTTCAATACTGATATAAGTCACTTAGAAGCTTCTCTTAATACCCCTACAGGTACTATAGTTAATCGATGTGATATTTTAGAAGGTGCAACAACATATGATGAACATACAAAAGCTGAATGTGAAGCTTTAAATGGATTATTTACTAGTCAATATAAGACATTCTATCCAACTAACACATGGACATTATCGCAGCCTACTGATGAGATAACTCGTCATATGGTAGACGATTTAGGGTATATGCCATTGTTCGATGATGCAGTAATTGCAATTAAAAGGACTGATGATTGGGAATTATATACAGGACATACTGAGGTATTAGATCAGGTGCCTGATAAGTGTGAATTGCCTGATTGGTCTCTCCAGTATGATATATCCAAAGCTGAATGTGATGTCTTAAGTGGTACATATACAGCCAGGCATATGCATACTAATTTAATCTTCCCTGAAATACTACCAGCTGGAACCATCATAGCGGCATTTAAAAAGGGTGTATATACAGAGGCTGATGGTTTCTTATCAGATAAGAAATATATACAAGACTCATACTTCTATCAAAAGTTCTCTTATGTATTAAGAACTGGTAGAAATATTGAAGACTGGAAGAGCTCGTTTACAAGATTAGTACATCCTGCAGGATTCATATTCTTCGGACAGATATACCTATACATTACAGCCTTAACTGATGAAACCAAATTATTTTATTATGAAGATACGAAGACTCTTGAAGCAAGTACATATGACTTAGGTGATAATCAAGACGGTTGGTATCAGCCGGGTTATCAAATTAAACTATTTAGAATTGATATTGATTTAGGTCCTATATACAGCTTACCAGGGGTTCATGATACTCCATTCGAATTCTATGATGGAGAGGGTGATGCCGCCGGTGCTTTCTATCCTACTACATCTCAATTAGAAACTGCATATACTGCGGCTATTAACTTATTCACTCAGATAAAAAATGGCAGTACTCCAGACCCAACCTATCCAGAACTTGCTGCTTGGTTTATAGCCGATGATGGTACTACTAGCACTATGAATATGGACGTCCAGTCCGATGGTGGTGTTGATGGTTCTGATGGGTATATATTGGCCGGGCTACTAGTTTGGTTACAAACAAACGGAGCATCTGGATTAGATCCAAGTAATGCATTATATGTTAAAGGGCAGACCCTTTTAAGTTATAGTGCCACATGGTTATTCAATCACTGGGGTTGGTCAGCGGGAGCAGAGACATTCTTGCTTCCTAAGGGCACACTTATACAAGCTGATACATATGTTGAGAAGGCCTTTGTTAGACCAGGATCAATTGGGTTTGACTATTTAAATGATGGGTCAATTGAACCGCGTGAAGTGGTATATAATGATAGTTTATTAGGAAAGACAATTGGATTCAAGGATCACTTTGAAAATACCAAATTCTTTAACTATAGACCGATTGGTGAATTCGGATCATTAACTTTTGAAGACGTTATAAATAAACGTATAGGAACTATACAATTAGGTGCTGAAGTCACCGAATCAACAATTTAAGGAGACACGAGAACGATGCCTGCAATTATAACAAGCAAATTTAGATTGGACACGACTGAGAAGTTTGTTAATAGTATTACCACAACTGGTGGTGATGCATATTACATGGGATTAGGTCGTCCGCAGAATTGGACAGACGAGTCTTTAGCTCCAAGTCCATATGAGAATGATGTAACTACTAACACCTCATGGGGAAACATGTATGCTATGAAGGAAATTGCAAAGGAAGAAATATCTTTTGCCACACCTAATCATAGTTGGATTAGTGGCTCATACTATAAACCATATGATGACAGAGATGTTAACATTGAAGGTAAGGAGTATTATGTAGTTACCCCATCTAATAACATATACCTTTGTATTAGAGCTGGTTTAGGTTCTTCTATTAACAATCCAGATGATCATGCAGATGCAATGACTACAAGTAATATTGAGACTGCTGATGACTACATCTGGAAGTACCTATTCACTATTGATAGTACTGATAACGATAGATTCTTAACTGCATCATTCGCACCCGTAAGAGTTGCAATTGCAGGTGGTGGTACTAATGAAAATACCAACCAATGGAATGTACAGACAGCGGCCGCTAATATTAAGGGTTCTATTTTTAATATTATTATCGATAATCCAGGTGCAGACTTTGATACAGCCCCTACTATTACAATTGATGGTGATGGTGATAGAGATGCAAACGGTGATAATGATTTTGCAGCTACTGCAATATTAGGATCTGGAGACATGGCCGGTAAGGTTGTATTAATTGAGGTTACTAACCCAGGAAAGAATTTTACTGCAGCTAATATTGGATTCTCTGGTGGTAACGGCCAGGGACTTACGATGCACCCTGTAATTGGTCCTAAGGATGGATTCGGTGCTGATGCAAGAGTTGACTTAAGAGCACATTATGTAGCTATTCACTCTCAATTCAATGGCACAGAAAATGCTGACCTACTAACGGCAAGTTCGTTTAGACAGATATCATTAATTAAGAATCCAGTGGATGTAGCTACATCAGCAGTGGCTGAAGGTAATGCTTATACTACATGTAAGGCGTTGGCTATAGCCTTAAATGGTGCATATACTGCAGGAGATGTTATCCAAGGTAGTGGATCAGCTGCTCAGGGTATCGTAGTAGAATTTAAAAATGATATCATTTATTATATACAAACAAGTACTACTGGTTATAAGCCATTCGATGTTAATGATACATTAGCAAAAGTCGTTGATGGTGCTGCTTCCGGAGCTCATGCAATTGCAAGTGGAGGTTTAATACCTTCTGAGATTGTTCATAGGTCTGGTGATATATCATTCATAGAAAATAGAACAGCTGTAACACGTGGCACGGATCAAATCGAAACCATACGTTTAGTATTAGCATTTTAAATTAGGAATTAGCAAATGGCAATTAAGTTTAATATTGAACCATATTGGGATGATTATAACGTAGCTGGGGCTGATGGTTTATCCCCTAGGGAAAAGTATAATAAGATCTTATTTAGACCAGGTCATGCGCTTCAAGCCCGTGAGCTTACTCAACTTCAGTCAATGCTTCAAAATCAAGTATCTTCTGTTGGTGATAACTTATTTAAAGAGGGTATGTTGGTTGTTCCTGGTC